GCTTTAGGTGGAACTCCTGTTGAATTAATTGGAGCAGGAGCCGCTACAAGCAAAGCAGGTAATTCAGCAAGTGCAGTAGATATAAATCTTAGAAATGATAGTGGAATAGAAAAGTTATCATTTTACAATGGATTTGATGGTAATGGGTTACATATAGGAACTGCTCCCAGATATATTCATATTGCAAATGCTGGAACTGGAAATGGGACAACTGACCCAAGCACTGTTGGGCTAATTAAAATATTAGTAGAATATGTAGGATTAGATTAAGATTTTAACTAACTAAACAAAGGAGTCAATACAATGGCTAAAAAAGAAAAAGAAAAGCCAGTCTTGAACTTTGATGGTAAAAAGTACCTCATAGAAGATATGACTGAAGAACAAACAATATTGGCAAATCAAACAGCAGACCTTGAAAACAAGATAAGCTCAATGAGGTTTAACCTCGAGCAACTGACGGTAGGACACGAAGCATTCGTCAGTAAACTTCGTGATGCTTTTGCCGAACCAGAAGAGGTGGAAGCAGAAGCATGATTATAAGAAGGTGCAGTCAGGGTCATCGAGTTAGAATTCATAGAAATACTACTCCCGGTGCTACTCGCACAAAAACTTATGCTGATGGGTCTACCGAGACTCTGGCTTACCCTTCGTCCTATGATTATTTTGTTGATATTGATGGTTCAGTATCTAAAAAGACTAATAGTTTTCAGACTGCTGAAGAATACTATGTTGCTGAGTGCGCTAAGAAACATGGTGACGGTCATGGTAGATTACTTGTAGGGGGTCATCATATAATCAATGGTGTTGCTACTACACAAGCAGATTACCCTACTGATGCAAATACTAAAGCAGAAATAAAAGATTTCTACGATAAGCGTGGAGTCTCTTATAGTGATAGCGAGACAAAATCAGAGCTTCTTTCAAGAATAGTCCCTCAATATAGTGGGGATACAGAAGTTTCTAAACATTTAAAAATATGAAAATAAGTATTTATTTCGATTGGATGAATTCGCTTTTAAACCAATGGAGCTTCTGGCATCTATTAGGAGGGGTATTCTTAACCAAGGTGTTTATGTGGTTTGGATTCGAAAACAGTCAGGTGGTCACGACTGTATTCCTACTTTCTATACTATGGGAATGTTTGGAATATGCGATTGAGAATTGGAGACCTTATGGTACAGTCAAGAAATACATGACAGATACGGCAATGGATGTGTTCCTTTCAACGATGGTGAGTATATGGATAGTTCTATAAGTACAAGTTACGATATACCTGTGGTATATATATATGTATCCAGAAAGTCGTGAAAGACCCGTCATCAATGGAGATTACTCTCTCCGTCAAGCTACTGGTACAACTTGTATTCTTTGTGGTCACTATAACGGGAGCATGGTACACTCTTAACGGTAAAATTGATACAAATGAAAATGAAATTAAACAAATACAGAAATCTCTTATCGAGTATGAAAAAATGCTTGACGATAGGGTGGGACGGCTTGAAGAATTTAAGGAACAGGAACTGGAAGCTGTTAATAAGTCGCTTCTTCAAAAAGTTTTAGGTGGCAATGATGATTGAAATGATGAGTGAATATGGCACGATTGGAGTTGTTGTATTTCTCTTTGCTGGTCAGATAGTTTTTCTTCAGAAAACTCTGATGTCAAAGCTTGGTGAAATTGAGCAAATATGTATATCTCTAATTGAGCGATGGAATAAATCCGATGATGTTTCCCTGAGACACAGGGAAGACATAATTCGTGAACTTGGTGATTTATCGGAAAAGATTAGTTATATGTCTGGAAGGATGAATGGCAAATGAATTTAGAGCAACACAGAGAAGAAGTCATACGGCTTCTAACATCGCTTGATGAGAGGCAAAAAACAATCTTTAAACACATTGAACGGATTGATGTCCACCTTGATAAGCTGAACGGTAAAACTGCTATTCACGAAAAAGAATTAACTGTTATAAAGACTTGGGGTGGAGTAGCAATGTTTGCTATTCCAATAATCGTAAACCTAATAATGAAGGTAATCTAATGGATATTAAATCTATGTTACTAAAACTTGCTGAAGAGCAAGCCGAAAAAATGCAAGAAGAAGCTATGAACCATTTAGGTTCCGATGAAATGGCTGAACAGATTGCAACTGCAATTAACAAACGTATTGATATTCCTTTTGTATCTGAAGACAAAGAACAAATCTTTTTTGAAAAGGTTGTTGATGTCATTACAGATGTATTAGAGGGTGTCTTTAAGGGAAAATAACAATGAAAGCAATTACTACAATTTTCTTGATTAGCATTCTGAACTCAACACCACAGCCTATTCCCGTTTTATCGGATAGTAGCACTGTGATTGTTAGTTCTGAGGTTAAAAAGAAAAAGAAGAAAGGAAAGAAAGTTTCCGAAAAGGGCAAGAAGAAGAAAAAAGGTTTTTTCTCAAAGATATTTGGTTCTAAGTAATGCCAAGATTCGGTAAGCGAAGTAAAGAACGACTAAGATGTGTTGATGTACGTTTTTTTAATGTTTTGAGCGAACTTATTAAACTGAATTAATGCCTCAACAGCAACATATAATACGAGATTGGTCTGGTGGTTTAAATAATAGACAAGACCCAAGGGATATACGAGACAATGAATCTTCATTTATTCAAAATATGTCTATTGATTCTCTTGGTAAAATAAAGACTGCTGGTGGACTATTTGCTAATTTAGCTGATTCAGATGGTGATATAAGCTCAACTCCATTAACTGAGTATATAGTTAATAGAACTTGTAGTATTGTAAACTCGGGAGGATATGGTTTATTTTATTTTGAGTCTGACCATAGCCGTGATTCAGAGCAAACTATTATTGAAACAAAATCTGGAACAGCATTGGTAATAGGCACTGCTGTTGGTAACATTAAATTTTCTTTAGTACAAACTACCACTGATATACCCGGTATGGGGTCAGAGTCTACGGAATAAAATTTATATAAATTTATAATATGCCGGTACCATCACAAAACCATATGACGCTTGTAGGAGGTTTAAATTCTACAAATAGCACTATTTATACAAATAGTTTAATAAAAATTGGCGATACAGTAAAGATATCAGGTACTGCTAGTAATAATGGTATATATGCTGTAACTGACGTAGTCTCAACAGGAAGCACTGGTGAGGGTGTTGGTACTACTTTTACAGATGATACAAGAGCGGGTGATATAACTAGTGGCACTACTATAATAATGGACGGCGCAAATACACAAATTACAGTAGGACTATCTGTTTCTGGAACAAATATACAAACCGACTCATATATAACTACTGTAAATCAAACTTCAGACCCAGCAACTTTTGTAATATCAAAGTCAGTAGGGGGTACTGTTAGCGGTGGAACTACGCTAACCTTTGGCGACATGGATATATATTATACTGTAAAGGGAGGGGCATTGACTGATGAAACATCCGCAGGTTCGACAGACCCTAAAATAGAAGTTGTAAGGGCTCCGGGAGATAAATTAGTGGCGTTGGGAGATGTTGCTTCATCTAGAGGTGTTGATATTTGGTCAAATAATGCTACTACTGATTACATTGGTACGAGTCCCGGGAGTGCTGATGGATGGGAAGAATCTGCTATTAGTCCAACATTAAACGGTGACGATGCAAAATATATATATCATTTTGCAGATGAAGCATTGAGGGTATGTAATATTAATGAACAGAATACAAGTTTAATAAAATGGTATGGATATATACAAAGACAACAGTTTAATAATCAGAATGCTCTTATATTTACTGAATGGCAAGAACATCCAAATAATTTATCCCCTCCTAAAATAGCATCGGGATTATTTACATATGTATATGGTCATACTACTCATGATGGCTCAAATAATGCCGCAAGTTATTATCAAAATAATCGTGGAGTTGCGAGAATAAAAACGTCAAGAGTAAGTGCCAGTACAGCTAATTTAAGACTTAATGGAGACCATAATACGACTACAACATCTTTTACGTTTGAAAATAGTGATGGAAGTGCTAATATATTAGACCAATCAGTAGAGGGAGAAGTAATAACTATTGATGAAGCTCTTGGTGTACGGCCAAAAGAATTTTTATTTTGTAAAAAGGCATCTGGAAGTTCTGGAGACCCAATAACATATAGCAGGGCTTATGGGGGAGTTTTAAGAGGTACTGCCCCAGACTCATATTCAGACCAAGATACTCCTATTATAGAGCGTGGACTTGGTTTTAATATAGCAGTGGACGATGGAACAGAAGATGGGGATTGGGAAGAAGGAACATATGAGTTCTACCAATCTTTTATATATGACGATAATCAAGAATCTTTAGCGGTGCAAATGGGGGATGGAGAAGATGATATTGGGGCTTTTACTCATGGAGCGGCAGGTGGAAAATCATTACGAATTTCTGTATTTGCAGATGTTGCTTATAATGGAAGAATTACTGGAGGTAGGGTATACACAAGATTAAGTGCAACAGATGATGATTTGTTATTGGTGGCGGATATAGATATAGTAAAGGGAATTAGAACATCGCTTGATGGAGACCATGTTGCTTGGACACATGACGATGATGATGGTTATTATGTGGAGGGTGATGCAGTTGGTAATTTAACAAGTCCAAATCTTGATACATATACAACTATAAACGGATTTAGTCCCGATGTTAATTTTGTTGCCATTGGTGGAGCTGGAGAATTATATAAAACTTCTGTAGTGGCTAATAGGAGAGCTTTTATAGCTAATGTGAAAATAAAAATGAAAAGTGGCGATATTGAGAAGTTTGGTGATAGGCTGATGTATAGTGAAATTGGAAAGTTTGATACATTCCTTGAGCACAATTTTATAGATGTATCAAAGGGTGATTATGGTGAATATACTGCTATAGAGTCTTTTGCTGATAGACTTTTAGCATTTAAGAATAATCTGGTACACGTTATTAACATATCGAGCCCAAATGTTTCAAACTGGTATCTTGAAGACACTATTAAGTATTTTGGAGCCAACTTTCCTTTTAGTGTTGCTAAGACTAAATATGGAATAGCTTGGGTATCTGATGATGGATGTTATTTATATGATGGTAAAAGTGTAAGAAATTTAATTGATAAAAAAGTAGCAGTTAGTAATGCATCTTTTACAGGAACGGATAGACCTTGGAATGATTGGTATAGGGGCACTGCTCATTTGAAAGATGTAATGTTGGGATATGATTCAATTAGCAATTCTCTTATAATGATGAGAAGCCCGAATGATTCTACAAGTAATTCTGAACGGGCTTGGATATATGATTTTGACAGCAATGGATGGACTTATAATACAAAGATATTTACAGATAGTGAGACTTACACAAATTTTATTACAGATTGGAATAATAATTTAATTCTCGGGTATCAAAATAGTTCCGATGTTACATTTCAAAAATATTTACCAGTAGGTATTTCTCAGGGAGGGCAAGAGTTTTTTACAAGAGATATAGATTTTGGACAACCGGGATTAATCAAGAAAATATATAAAGTTATTGTCACTTATAAATCAGACGGAGCAGAATCTACTCCATTTAAATATGCTATTAATGGTATACAGAATTTTGGGGGAGCAGGTGGAGGTACATTTGTTGGTAATTTTGCAGATACTTCTAATGTATGGGATGTTACGACCTTGACAACCACTTCTCCAATTTCATGTCAAAGTATACAGATTAAATTTGAGACTCCAAGTGTTGGAATATTTGAAATTAATGATATGACTATTAAATATAGAGTCATCAGAAATAAAGTAGCAACATAATGGCATTAACTGATAGAGACCTTAGAAACTTATCGAATACTAAACAGAACTCTATTGAGTTTCAGGGTAAGCCATCAATTCATGGAATGATAGATGGTCAAGTTGCTATTGAAAAAAAATCAAATAGTCAGTTAGCTTTATACAGAAAAAAGTATGGAAAACTCTGGAAATCCTATATGTCTTCTAATGGCAATCAATATGTAGAGAGAGACTTGAATGTTAGTGGCAATATGGTTATAAAGAATAAAACTGCTATTGGTTCTGTTTCTTCTGAAGGTTCTCTGTCAGTTAGTTCTGGCTATCATAAAATAGCTATTGAGCAGAGTATTCGATATGCTCACAGTGGTGACAATACTGTTATTGTTGAGCTCTCTGGGGTAAAGATACCTGCAAGCGCCATTATTACAAATGTAGTTGCCGTTGTAAAGAGCGTAAGTAATCTGTCAACACATCTTGTTAATGTACAAATGTCTGCCACATCTGGCACAGCGGCTGATTCATCTATATCTTCCGGGACTGAATTACTCGGAGCTGGAGTAGCCAATACTGACAGCACAGATAGTACAAGTGCTCAGGATATTGATTTAAAGAACGACCCAAAAGAAGTGTGGATTTGTAGGGATACGGTAATAAATGGCAGTTCTGACCAGTATTTATACATTTGTAATGCCGGTACGGGAAATGGAACCACTAACTCAACATCGGGAACCCTGACTGTAATTGTAGATTATTATGGAATGGATTGAAATTAATATATTATGGTATTTGAAAAGATGATTAAATTACATAGTTTTAAACGTATAATTATATTCGCTTTATGCGATTTTTATAAGGAACTGATATGAAAACTTTACTTGGAATGCAATACGGGGACACTATACCACAGCAATATCAGGAGGGCGGTGGTGTACCTAGTGCATATAAAGCATCATTTGGTCTTCCTGCATTACGCCGTCACAAATTTAAACAATTAGCGTATAAAGCAGCTCAGGAAGAAGCGGCTGCGGCCGCAAAAAGACAGAAGGAGTCTCGTTTTGGCGGTGCTTTTGGCGGCATCGCCGGTGGATTGCTCGGGGCTTTATTAACTCCTCTTACTGGCATCCCGTTGGCTCTGATGGCTGGTGCCGGGACAGGTCTCGGAAAGCTATTTGGCTCTAAAGTCGGATATGAAGGTGGATGGGAACCCGGTATGATGTTTCGCAGAACCAAAGCTCCAGAGATGCAAGATGTCTTGTACGGTTCGGAAGCCGGTCTGGATGAGATTAGAGATGCTGGCTACCTCTTTAGGATGGGAATGGGTGAAGATGCTCTGATGTCTGGATTAAAGTCTGGATTGATGGCTGGATTTGCACCCGGTGGTGGATTGTATGGCAAGGCGGCTAAGTGGAGTGAGGGATTAGGAGCGGCTGATATAGCAACGGCTTCTCAGGCGGTTTTACCGACAGCATCTCAGGCGGTTTTACCGACAGCATCGGAAGCTGCATTGGAAGCTGGCGAGGCGGGTGTTGGTATTATTGACCCTAAGGCGGGAATAGATATTGGTAAAGGTTTAGAATTTGGCAGGACGGCAAATCCTTTTGCACTGAGCCCAGAACAAGGGTCTCAATTCTTTTCCCCTAGAGGAAGTCTCCTT